CGGCGTGGGATCAGTGCCATAGCTGCTTTCAATCTTCGCCAACAAAAGGCGTTGACTCGTTCTAAGTGCCATCGGTCAAAACCTCAGTTGAGAACAGCAAGTTGACTATCAGAACCCATAATAGTCACGGGCCTTGAGTCAGGTCAGCGAGACGGGTGCGGTAACGCACTAGATATTCAACACCAATCACACCAGCTGGCTGATCAGCGTCAACCATCTCAAATGTTGTCGTTCCTGGCTGTACGTCTATGGCGTGGCCGCCCAGAGTAAGGTCCGCCATGATTTTGCTGTGCAGACTCTCAACAATCGGGTCTGCAACTTCATCAGGCTTATCGCCACGCACGATCACAGAGACACGCACGGTGAGCGTCCAGTCCAGAGTTGGCAGGCTGGTGTTCTGCTCAGGCGTATCGCTGATCGCCTCAACAACCAATGCAGGGCTTTCACCGCGCTGCAACGGCACTACACGGCTTCTGTAGATGCGCGTTCCAACGTCAGTCGTGCCGCTCAGGCTGCTGACGATGTCGTCAAGGATGTTTTCGCGCAGCGTCGTCATGTCAATTCACCGAAAGCCAAGCTTGCATTGCTTCTGAACCGCTGACGTTTGAAACAGTAACGCGCACATAACGGCAGTTAGCCCGATAGTGCGATGCAGTCGTTCCGCTGCTGTGTGCCCTGCCGTTGCCGTGCACACCATCGTCATCATCATCAGCTGCTTGCGCCTCAGCGTGCGGCTGCTCTTTTAATGGCCACCAAATCGTTCCATCTAACGAACCTTCATCAGTAATCGTCACAGTCCCGTTGCTGACCTTGTGAACGATCGTGAAAAAGGTGCTTGTAATTTTTGCTGCAGGCGTGCTGCCGTTTGCAGTCAGCTCACTCCAACCGTGATGGTTGAAATCGTTGTCAACGTAGTGACCAAGAGGACTCATGTCTTCTGCAGCGAGATCTCACAAAGCAATCCGTCATCAATCAGGCGTGTCTCACGCACTGTGTAGGCAACAGAATCGACGGTGATGCTGGTGCCTGCTGCAAGGGTGCCAAAGTCAGAAGCCTTGGCGGTGATTTGGTAGTCAGTGCTGAGCACCATGTCACCGGCCAAGACTTGACTTGGCTGATCCAGAATGACATTCGCTGTCGTTGTGCCTGACGTTGCAGACACATTGAAGTCACCTAGGAAAACTCCCAGATCATCAGCGAGCGCATCAAATGCCATCAGCCGTACTTAGGAAAAGCAACGCCCTTGACGCTGACTGCGCCTGCTCCGCTACCACCAGCGACAGTGATGACAGCCCGCACATAACGACGGCAGTCATCAATGTCCACAACCAGCTTTTCAACCAGTGCGGTATTTGCTGTGGTGGTGGTGAACGCAGCGCCTGAAAGATCAGTGAAGCTGCTGTTGTCGGCAGAGTCCTGAATCTTCACGGCATAGGTGATGCCGCTGCCGCCGGCTTCTGCATCAAGAACGCAAATCATGCTGCCTTCATAGGGCTGCAGGTCTACGCCTGTTTCGTTTGAGCTGCTGGCCACAACATCGTTTGGCGCAAGGTCCAAAACGGTTGCACGCCCAGCGACGCTAGCTGTCGACATTTTTAGTAGCCCTCCGGCGCTTGGGTTTTGCTTCAGTGCTGCTTTCCTCAGCAGCCTCGACGGCCTTTCCCATACCAATGAGGATGGCACCGTCTTTGTCCGAAACGTCATAAGTCTGGCCAGCCTCAAGGGCTTTACCAGACGCCATAACGTTTCTCTTGCAGGTGATTTTCATGAGAAAAAAAGGGGCCGTTGCCGGCCCCCTCCCCGTTATCAGGTGGTGACGTCCTCGATGGATCCGAACGCCGTTGCCTGGCGTACCGCGACATCGAATGAGACGATGCCCCGGACAGAGGTCAGAGCCTTGCTGAAGTCATCGGAGTCAGTGCCCACGGTGATCTCAAGACCGTTGCCGTAGAAGCCAAGCATTGCCTGGCTGAAGTCACCAGCAACAACAGCAGAGCACTCACCACTGGTTGAGCCCTTGTCCAGATTGGAGGGCACAGCGTTAGTGACGGCGATCGGGTAGCCGTTCAAGGTCAGTGGCGTGGGGCCGCGACCAATGGCCTGCAAATCAGAGTTGTAGAGGAAAGCACCGTCAGTGGCGGAGGAACCACCAGCGCGGAGTTTCTTCAGAGCACCCATCACCTTGGCATTAGTGACATAGGCCATATTCGGGCCGAAGGCGTTGTCCTGGGTGATCTCAGTCTCTAGGTCCACGATGGCTTCCATCGTGATCGCACCACCGTTGGTTCCCATAGCCACCGAGCCGATGCCGGAGGTGTTACGAATGCCGGTGGGCTGACCGGAGGAACCGGAGCCGTTCAGGATTGCAGCATCGATGGCGGTGTTGATGCCATCAGTCAGATCACGGCGGATCAGCTCTTCAATGCCAGGAGTGGCCTGAAGCAAGGTCTGGCGGCTGTACTTACTAAGGGCAGCCAAATTCTTTGGTGACATTGTCACCTGATCGAACGTACTCTCCGCTTGGGAGATTGCGGTGGTCTCAGAAGAGAGATAGCTGGTAGAAGCAACACCGGAGCGACGAGGGATAGCCACGTCACCAACCAAGCCAGTCAGAGTGCGGACACCCAGGCCAACCACGGGAGAAGCGTTCCGCAGTGCTTCAATAAAATCGTCGGCGAGGAGGTCGGTAGCGACAAGATTTCCTCCGGTCGTGCTGCCGCTCGTGACATAAGTCGCCCGTTGAGACAGGGCAGAGAACGGAACAAAGAAAGTGCGCTCGCTAGTGGCGGTCAGGCCAGAGCTGCGTGCGACTTCCTGGCTCAGCTCACGGACCAAACCGGCACCGTGGGAGGACCAGTCACCAGTAATTAGGGCGCGAACGCCATCCATGATCTGGTAACGAGACTGAGTGCCTTGATCCAGGTCGACAGGAGCCACGGTCTCAACCGGCTTTGCGCCGATCTTTTCGAGCACAGCTTCACGGGCCACATCCAGAGATGCGCCGTTATCGATCAGTTGCTCAGCAAGGTCACGCATTTCGTGCTTGCCGCACAACTCTTGAATGTTGCGAATGCGGTTGCGCTCTGCAGAAGCTGCTTTTTTGGAAGCTTCATCGCGCACCACACTGATGTCGGGTGCAGTGGACATTTGAATCTCAGATTCGGGTGAACTTTGTGGTGCGACACGAGCCGCAGAATCCGCCGGAATGGCTTCTTCTTTCTCGATTGTAGTAGTGGGAAGCAAGGATCTTCCAAAGCCAACCGAGGGGTCAGCACCGCTAGAAACGACGCTGATTTCATATGGCTCCCAGGAAGTCGCTACAAACTCGTTGTTGCGTTCTTCCATCTCCTTAATTCGATAACCAACGCTCACATTGCGCATAATTCCATCTTTGACATCTGTCAAAATTTCCTGCGCAAAAGCATTACGGCTGAACCGAACGCGACTAAAAGCCTTCTTTTTGTCCTTGTCTAAGTAGGCACGCTCAACGACACCGATCGGTCGATCCATGTCGTGATTGAACAAAAGCGGTGCGCCATCGTTCAAGCGTGCAAAGTCAGCAGCGCCATCCTCATGGCTCAGCACCTCCATCCCAAAGCCCCGCTCTACTGGGTACTCAGAGCTGAAGCTGAACTGCATCACGCGGTCTTCCTGCTCCTCAAACTTGGTCTCACCAGCCCGCTTGTAAAGCGTGGGTGCGTAACGCAGAGCAGCAATCTTCGTCAGCGTTGAGAACCGATGACCAACCTGCACATCAGTTGCCTCATTGCCTTCATCGGTCTCGCGATAAACCGTAATGAGTGCAGCAGGGTCATCCTCATCACCGTTCACGGTGAAGTCAGAATCAGGAACATTGATTGTGCCGTCACGCTCAATGCGATCAATGCGGCCCTGCGCAGTGCCACCTGAGCTGTTCCAACGCACAAAGTCTCCGACGCTAAGTTCGTCGGGCTCGGCCCTTACTTGCGATTCGTCGGACATAGTACGTTCGCGGATTTCTTTAATTCTATCCGCCTTGTTAGTAGCCCACACCTGGCCAGGGTCTCCGCCCCACGCAGCCCACGCCACACGACCATTCGACGGGTAGCCGTCTTCTCCGGGCGAAAAACCTTCGCCTTGTTTATCTACGGCGTGTCTAGCGAACCAAGCGGCCATGGTGATCACTGTGTCAGCAGAGAGTTCATCGCCGCTCAGAATCTGCGTGGCTCTGCGTGCTGCAACCTCAGTGCCGCCAGCTTCACCGTCAGCCTTCCAATCGCGATAACGCTGCGCCTCTTCCTTCATCCCTGAAGTAGGGCTGAGGTCGATCTCTGTGCCGTTAATAGTTGCCAACTTCCTCTTCTCCGACGTTTTCTGCATCCTCGCCACCAGGTGCAGGCGTGTCGCCAAAGGCGTCAATGGTGTTGGCCGGCTTGTACTGGCTGGCTCCGCTGCCATTCACAGCAGACGGATCGGTGTCCGTGATGATGTTCATCTCGTCGAGCTTGGCCAGCTCTGACTGGCGAGCGACTAAGAACTCATCAAAGTCCCCACCGTTTTCAGCTACGCAATCGGCAAGCGTCTTAAATCCGCTGCGGACTGCTGCCTTCTGTGCAGCAATTTCCTTCTGCGGATCAACGTAGTGATAGCCCCTGCAGACCCAGCGCACAGCCTCATAACGCTCAGGCTCAGTCTCGTAAGTAGGCAGATTTAGTGCGCCACTAAGCACCGCCATCTCAAGCCAAGCATCAAAGATCGGTTGATAGAACTGATCTTTCATCATCTGCTGTATGGATCGCCAGTTGTCGCGGTCCTGCAGTAGAGCGAGTCGTGATGACGAATAATTTGACTGCGAATAATCGTTTGACAGGACCTCGTAGCTGCACCCGACACCCGCACCGAGTGCTCTGAGCTGCGCCCTGAGGAACGGCTCATACTCGCCAGTAGGCGAATCCATGTCAGGAATGGTGACCGTTTCGCCTGGCTGCAGGTACTTGAATTGCCCAGGCTCAAAGCCTGTTACCCGCTGTTCGTCATAGATTTCGCCGCCTGGGTCAAGCTCACCCTCCGGTGATTGGATGAATCCCATCAGAGCAGAACTTGCTCTGGCACGCACAACACTCGCCTGTTCCCAACCATCTAGGTGGTGCATCCTTTGCATCGCAGATGCAAGCCACGGCACGCCACGGGTTTGGCCAGGACGCGCAGATGTCCGGTCAAATAGATGGATGACGTCCTTGGCCGGAACAATGATGTGACGCTTGCCGGGCTCTCGCGTCGGGAACGCCGTGTCACCAGGGTGACGGCTCAGGAAGGCATAGCTGACAGGTCGGCCAAACTTGTCCAGCTCAACGCCAAGTTTCCATACGTTGCCGGGTTTGGTTGTAGGGCTGTTGTAATCCTCGTCGAGCTGGTCAGCCTCAAGCACCTCAAGTGCAAAGCTGACTTTGCTGCGGCCAAACTTCTGACGCACCATGCGGATGAACACTTCGCCGCTCTCGCACATTGACGAGACAGCAAGCTTTTCGATGTCTGAGAAACAAAGAAGGCCTGCGGTGTTGCAACTGTCCTTGCGGCCCCACATCGACCAAGCTTTTTCAATCTGCTCGTTAATGCGGATGTCAAGCTTGCCGCCACGCTGACGCATCACCTGCGCTTGAAGCCTGACGCCTGTTCCTACAACAGAGTTGCGGACAACACGAACAGCAGACTTTGCATAGTCGTTGTCGCGCACAAGCTGACGCGACCTAGACCGCAGGCGTTTCAGGCTGCCCTTGATCTCTTGGTCAGCAGAGGTGACAGAGGTCACCCAATCAGCAGTCAGACGACTGGCCTGGGCACCGCCAAACATGCGGGCGCGTGGCCGCGAAATCGGCTCAGGATTAGTGCGCCACAGTTCGCGCCAAGCAGAACGGATGCCCATGTCAGAACCTCACATAAAGGGAATGGGGATCACCCAAACCGTTGGCGATCATTGCAGCTTTACGCTCTCGGGCCACTATGGCTTTAAGCTGACTCTCACGCATCCGTAGCTCAGCAAGATCAACACGCTTGAAAGTGCGGTTGCCGATGCTGTATTCCGCAGCCTTGTCAGCAATGATTGCGCGGATTGCTGCAGTGACTGCGTCTAGATCTTTCTCTGCCTGAGTGCGTCCATCAAAAGCGCCAGGCTGCCCGGTGTAAGCAAGGCTGGCTAAGACCTCAAGCTGACCGTTGCCAAGGGTGAACTTCTCAGAGCCCTTAGAGGCTTCTGCATAAAAGAACCAATCACCTGCATCAAAGCCTGCGCTATCTGTCGCGCTGATTGTGAACTCCCAGCCTGTCCCGTATGAAGTGCCGACAACAGTGTGGCCTTCGTGGTTGGTATTTGTTCGTAAGTAGTAAGTCAGCGTCCAATCAGCTGACGTGATGCTTTCATTCAGCGGGCCAACCGCCGCGTCATCCCTCCATTTGATCGTCGTGCCGGCGTAGATCTTCTTAGGGATGTTCACGTCACCAGCTGTTTACAAACGACTGAGCCGGTTTAGACGGCTTTGTCCTTGATTTTAGCGGTCTATTGTCGCCTGATTCCAGCTTCTCACGCAGGTTTTCCCACATCGTGAGCTTTGGCAAACGGCGGATGTGAAGCTGAAACGCGGCATAGGCGTAGACCGCACAGTCCAAGCATTCAGCCCGTGCTGATGCTTTTCTGACCCAAATGCGGGTTGGCATCCCTCCCCGATATACAAGCTTCTGCCGCTCAGAAGTAAGCTGCTGGAAGTATTCAGTATCAGCAGCTAAGCCAAAATTAAGGTTGCCAGGGCCGTTTTCTAGGCGAAGTTTGCCGAATAGCGTGGTCTTAATAGTGTCGGTGCCCAGCATGTAAAGGGTGACGCCCTTTTTAATGGTCCGGCCTTTCCAGTTCACATCAACCTTGCTGCCTTTTCCTACTGCTGCAGCGTTCCTACGGCTGCTGCCTTTGATAGCTACAACACCACGCGGCAGACGCTCACGCACATAGGCATAGGCCTCATGCGTGCAATAGCCGGTGTCTACAGCAAGCTGAGCAATCTTTAGGTGATAGTGCTCTTCTGTCTCCCATTCACTTGCAAGTACAGCATCAAGTTGTTTCCATACGTCTGGCTGAGTCGGATCCCCCATCAGCTTTTGGTGCCATACAAGCCAGCCTGTCTCTGGTTGCCCCTTAGCTCCCGACCAGCCCCACACTGAGATTTCAAGACGGTCGAGCTGCACGTCAACGCCGGCCGTTAGCAACACAACGTCCTTGGGCACAGTGCCTGGCTCATAAGGCAGACGCCGGCCCATTAAGCCCTCTGCACTGACCTGCGCCGAGTAGTTCTCCTCGTAAGTCTCAGCAAGTCTTGTGTTGATAAACGTGCGCAGCGCAGCCGGGTCGTTCTTCGCACGCAGGAAGTCCTCAGCCAGCTCGCTCCAGCTGGCCCAGCCAAGCGGGCTATAGAGACCATTCAGATGGAAGCCAGCAGTCTTCCCGTCAAAGTGCGAGTGATTCCGCCACTCACCAGCAGCCAGCATCTGCGTCTTGTGGTGTTCGTTAAACCGCTCGCCGCAGTGCTTGCACTGGTACTGCGCCGTCTCTGGCCTGTCCTTCTCCCACTTCAGCCGGCTCCACTCAAGGTGCTGAAACTCACCGCACGAAGGGCAAGGCACCCAGAACTTGCGCTGGTCTGACTTCATATATTCCGTCTCGATCTTGCTGAAGTCCTTCACTGTCGGCGTAGAGGTCAGCAAGACCTTGCGCCTGGCAAACGTTGTGGTTCTGCGTTCGGCTAGCGCAACCGGGTCACCCTCCCCAGGGATCTCTTGCATAGCGTCCACCTCATCCATGAACAGGTAACGGCAAGGTGCAGAGCGCAGCTGGCTAGGACTATTCGCACCAGTGAGCAACAGAATCCCGCCAGGGAAGTCTTTGGCGAACATTGAGTTTGAGCCATCTCTAGAGCGCGGAGGTGCAATTTTTTCTTTGAGCCTTGGCGTGTCCTCTATCAGGCCCTCCAGCCTCTGCTTGGACATCCTGCGGGCCATCTCAATGGTCGGCTGCACAGCAAGCAACGGCCCAGGGCTGTGGTCAATAATCCAAGCCAGCCAGTTCAAACCAACCTCTGTCTTGCCGCTTTGCGCTGAAAACATCAGCACAACACGCTGCACGCTGCTCTCACTGCTGAGGTCACGCATCACCTGTCGCAAGTAAGGCGTGCGATCTGTGCGCCATGGCCCAGGTTCTGCACTTGCTTTGCTACTTAGTCGCCTATATCGGTCGCTCCACTCATCAACAGTTAACGGCTCCTCTGGTCGGAGCCCGTCTAGAAAACCTTCACGCCAAGGGTTCATGCGACCTTCGCAATCTCCATCAGGCACTGCCGGTGCTCAGTCGTCAGCACGCGATGGATGACAGCAGGATCGCTTTCACCCGCCAGCTCATTGCTCAGACGATCAGCAAGATTCGCCAGCTGCTCACGAATAGAACGGCCCAGCTGAAAGCTTTCTTTCTTGACAAGCTCAGCAGGCACTAGCTCCTCCATCTGAGTCGCCGCCGTGATCTTGGCAATCTCCGCGTTGTAGTGCTCTTTGCGTGCGCGGCTTGTGTAGAAGTCCGGCACATCTTCCTCCTCGACGTAAGTCACCTGCCGCCGCACTTCTTTCTTCGCGGCCTCAAGAGGTGTCGGCTCTTTCTTGGGCTTCTCAGGCATCTGAGCAGCACTTGGCCGCTCAGTTACGCCCCAGATTCGCAGGCCCTTCTCCAGGTCAATCTTCGGGTTGACGTTTCCTGTGTCAACCAAAGCGCCATCTAAACGACCCTGTGCAATGGCCTTAGATACCGCTTGACGACTGCAACCTGCCGCAACCGCAAACTTTGCTCCAGTGACTAACTCAGCCATATGGTTGACACTTTTGGCTGAGCCTAGCTTAGCTTTTGTCAACCAGTTGACGTTCCGCTCGCTACATAAAAAACGCGCGTTGGACGACC